CGGTCACTTGGTCCAAGCCATCAAGATGGTATCGAATGGTTACATTTTTTTACCTAAATCTTAAGTAGTAATGTACTTTGTATCCTTTCAAGGTGACAAGATTACCAGCACGTACGAGGCCGACGAGCCTCGATCGGTCGAAGATCTTCAAGTTCCCGACGGGTGGGATGAGCGGTGTGTCAGGGTGGTGGGGAACGTCCTCTCCAACGTCACCATCACGGAGACCCTCACAAGCGCTTTGCCCCTAAAGGGCTACACAGAGACCCAGATCACCGACGGTTTGGGGAACCACGTAGACACCAAGTACGTCAAAGTGGTCGAGCGCGAGGACGTGGAACTTCGACAGGCCTTGGCGTCTCGCGACGCGGAGATGTTCCGCCACGAACGTGATTCATTGTTGCAGAAGAGTGATTGGACGCAAACGAACGACTGTCCCCTGTCGGCGGACAAGGTGGAGGAGTGGAAGGTGTACAGACAAGCCTTGAGGGACTTGCCGGCGAACACCGCGAACGTTCGTAAACCCGTGTGGCCCACCCGACCGAACTAGTTTAATACCGCCAGAATATTTCTCTGGCACTATTAAACCATGAGTTTGGGTGAGTCCATCAACGGCTACCTCGACGTGAGGAACGCCACCTTGCGGGTCGCCCGACTCGACGTGCAGTCGATCGTCACCGGGGTCGACACCGCGACGAACATGGTTCGCACAAACTCCGTGATCCTCTTCGATGATCAGGGGAGCGACTTGAACAATAACGGACCATTCACGTTCAACGCCGGTGCGAGTCGATCGTCCAATCCACCCCAAGTGGCCATGAACGGCGGGTACATGTTCTCCGGGATCAAACTGCCCAACCAGTTCGCGTTGGAATTCGACTTGTATTGCGGTGACACGAACGCCGGGTCGGTCAACGTGCAAATGTGGACGACGACGTCCACGTCTTACGCCCAAGACGCGTACGAGATGTCGTTCGATCGCGCCAACTCCACGGTGACCCTTCGACACGGCACGAGCCAGGTGATCCAAGCGACGTCCGTCCCCTACTCCACCTCGTCGTGGCAAAAAGTCGTCGTCTTCTTCGACCGGGGGACGTGGGTGGTGTCGCTCGATAAAAAGGTCATCATCACCGTGGACGACATCGAGCGCTCGACGGTGTACGCGAACGTCGGGCAGTACATACGCTTCGACGCGAGCAGTCACTCCAACACGGACGACCGAAAGGTGCGCTTCGTCAAGATTTCAAACGTCGGTCCGTGGTTGCACTCCAACACCGGCACCACCAGTTACCTGAACGGGAATGTCGCCATCGGTGAGACGTCCACCAACTACAAACTGAGCGTGCACGGCACGGCGAACGTGGGCGCCCTGACGGCGACGAGCGCGACGTTCGATGACCTCGACCTCACGGCGACGACCGACGCCACGAGCACGAGCACGGGCGCCCTCACGGTCGGTGGAGGCGTCGGCGTCGCGTCGAACCTGTGGACCACCAACCTCCACGCGTCGAACGCCTACCTGAGCGCGAACGTCGCCATCGGACACAGTGATCCACTCTTTGACTTGGACGTCCACGGCACCTCGAACGCCGGGGCGACGTCCGTGACGTCCCTGGCGGTGAGTGACACCACGGTGGCCTCGGACTCGGCGACGGGTGCTTTGGTCGTGAGCGGTGGTCTGGCGGTCGGCGGGAACGTCTTCCTCGAGGACACCCAAAAGTTTACGTCCAACATCAACATCGTCGGCGGTGGCACGGCCACCTTCGTGAGCAACCTTCGCGTCGCGGACGTCGGGAGTAACCTCGTGACGTACGACCAGGCGAGCGGGGAGCTCACCGACTCTGGGGGTGTCATCAGCAACAAGTTGGCCATCATCTCCCAACAACCGGCGTCGGCCCTGACGGCGAACGTCTCCACGGTCGTCGGCCACGGCGTGTACAGCGTGCAGGCGTCGAGCACGTACAGCACCTTCTTCCCCTACCAAGCGTTCGACAAGAACGAATCCACCGGGTGGACGTGCGCGGCTGCTTCGTTCGGCACGGATGGTCTGTACGACGGGACGGACTCTCTCGGGGGCGTCGACGGGGAGTGGTTGAAGTTGACGTTCCCGTACAAAACCATCCTTCGCCACTTCGTGTACAAACACGACACCAACAACCCCGACCGGGCGGTCCAAGACGGTACCATGCTCGGGTCGAACGACGGAACCACGTGGACCGAACTCGCGAGTTTCACCGGGTTCACCCCTGGTGCGGACACGTCCCCCAAGACGGTCGTCGTCAACGCCACCGAAGGATACAAGCACTACGGGTTCGTCGTGGAAAAGAACAACGGCAACACCGACGGGTACGCCTTTGTCAACGAACTTCGATTGTTCACGGAGACCTTCTCAGTGGACGCGGGGAAGGTGAACATGACCGCGGCGAGTGGGATGGAGTCCGGTTTCATCGAACACCCCATCGAACCCCTGTCGGGGAACGTCACCAACATCGAAGGCTTCGGTGAGTACGTGACCACGGCGAGTTCGGCGTTCGACAACGGGCAGTTGCACCCGTGGAATCTCTTCGACTCGAACGCCACCACGCGGTGGGCGAGCGCCACACTCTACTACGACGGGAACACGGGCCTTCCTCCCGAGGACGGGTCGTACAACGGCTTGACGACGGACGTCGGCGGTACCAGGTACTACGGTCAGTGGGTGCAAATCAAAACCCCGACCCCCTTGGTCATGTCACACTCCAACATTCTTCCAGATAGTGCGAGCACCGACCAACTCACGCGCGCGCCCGTGGACGGGGTCATCCTCGGGTCGCTCGACGGTGAGAATTGGCATCGACTCGTCAACTTTAGCGGGGTGTCTTACAGTTCGTCCCCGTACTGGCGAGAGATTGCCGTGAACGCGACGACCCCCTACGACCACTTCCGGATGGTCGTCACGAAGATCGGGACCGGTGCCGGTGCCGGGTACGTGGATTTTACGTCTTGGGTCATCCACGCGGCGAAGGACGTGAACGTCGTCGACTCCATACACGTCACGGGAACGCTGAGCTCGAAGACTGGACTCGTCGGCACGGAGTTTGTCAAACAACCAGAGGTGTCCCTACAGTCCAACGTGTACGGTGGGTACAGAGTGGCGTCGTCCAACATCTTCGGTACCGATGGCTTTTACAGCGGGTGGCACGCCTTTGAAGATAAGACGGAGTACACGATCCAGTACGGCCCCGCCTGGGCGACCGAGCAAGGCACGTTCGACTCTTCGGATGGATCCATCATCACCTCCAACGCCATGACTTTCCAAGGAATCACATGTCACTGGCTCGAGTTGTTCGCGGAAAAACCGTTCGCCGTGTCACACTTTGAAATGTACCAACGCGAACAGTTGGTCGGGCAACCACTTATAGGAAACTTAGAAGGGCCAAAGGATGGATACCTCTACGGAAGCGTCGACGGCGTGGAGTGGGATCGTCTCGCGTCCTTCACCGACCTCAAGTACACAATCTACCAACCCACGACCATTCAGGTGAACAGTCAAAAGAAATACCATTACCACCGCTTGGTGGTCACCGCGGTCGGCGGCAGCAGCACCATCTGTTGTGTCAACGAATTGAAATTTTACGAACCTCGCTTGCGAGCGTCGTCCCTCAACGTCGACAAAGACCTCGTCGTGTCCAAGGAATCCAGGATCCTCTCCTCAGAAACCAACAAGGTTCTCACAGAGTACAAGAAACACGAACAAGTCATTCGACGTTACCCGCAATTCGCCCTCACGGGCAACTCCGACAGGGGCTACGTCGCCAGCAGATCGTCCACCTTTAGTAGTAATTGGGAAGCCTGGAAGGCGTTCAATAGACAGACCGGAACCAACTTGGATTGGCTTAGCGGCGAGTATTACACGAACGGTGTCTTCGGAACTGGCATTGACGGAACGAGCACGGCTGGCGTCAGGGACGTCACCGGTGTCAAATACAACGGCGAATGGATTAAATTGAAGAGCCCGAAGGCGTTCCGGTTGGAGTACATGTACCTGAAGACGCGCGGTGAGGCTGATTTCGTGCATCGTTTACCGAAAGACGCCACCGTCTTGGGAAGTCACGACGGGAGTGATTGGCACGTGGTGGCTCGGTGGTCTGGGCGAGAGTACATCTCAGATTACACCAACGACGTGCAGAATAGGATTTACATCGGGTCCGACACGGCCTACAGGTACCACGTGTTGGTGGTGGAGGCGTTGAAAACTGATAGTGATGCGACAACCGTCGACATCGGCGAGATTGAGTATTGGGGTGCCGAGGTGGGTGACGACAGTTGCGACATCACTCTGACCTCCCACGAAAACAAAATCATCGACAGTCACTTGGAGGTGTACCTCGACTTTGCGGACCAAAACAGTTTTAGCTTGAACGACACGGCCAACGTGTGGGACATCAGCGGACACGGCATTCGCACGGACATCGTCGCGAGTCCGTCGTACGACCCGGTGAGCCAATCCCTGGTCCTCAACCCGGGTGCCCAATCCGACGGTCACTACCTCCAAGGCAACCTCACGAACTCCGATCCGACCGATTACATCTTCAGCGCGTCCCTATGGGTGAACATGTCGAACATCGCCCCGGACACGTGTTTCTTCTCACTCGGGCAGCTCTCGTCCATGGCTGGTGCGGCGATGTACTTGCTCGGTAGTAGTGACATACTTCAATTCAACTTTAGAGGTGGTAACGGTGTGTACGCGTACAACGCGAAGAGAATCCACGAGAATGTGTGGAGTCACGTCGTGTTCACCTACGCCGGTGGGAACAACACACAAGAAAACATGAACATTTACGTGAACGGTGAAAAGTTGGTGACGTGGGTTTTGGGGGGTGCGTCGACAGGTGGGTTGAACCTCGCGGCGAACGATTACTTCCGCATCGGTCACCAACTGTACAACTACACCGGCACTGAAAACATGATGCAAGGGAAGGTTGGAGAGTTCCGTCTCTATTCCAAGGAGTTGTCACCGAAAGAAGTGATGAGTCTGTACGAGCAGAAACGATCGAGATATTTCAGGTACACCAACTCTTTGTCCATCACCCGCGGCAACGTCGGTGTGGGCGTGTCGGACGTCGACGCGACGTTCGCGGTCGCGGGACGCGGGAAGATGCGACGATACCCACCGGAACCGATGAAATCTGCGCAAACGCCCATGTTTGACGGCGTCTACACGGTGACCAACGCGAGGAAATCTGATAATGCCGAGTATTACGGTTCTTCGTGGGGCAGTTGGCCAACCTTTGACCGCGGAACGTCAAGCGGGTGGCACGGCTTACAAAATTATAGCACGAGTTTCCCGTTCAACGCAACAGGTGTGTACGGGGTCACGGACGTCGAGGGTGTGGGTGAAGTCCACGGGGACTGGTTACAGTTAGACATCCCACATGCCGCAGACATTCGAGTGATGGAGATGTGGTACAGATCTGCCAACCCCACGAGGAGACCAACCGCTTTGTACCTGTGTGGTCAAAAGCGCGGGACGTCGACGTGGCACGTCATCACACACAAGACCGGCATCCTGTACGATGATGCATACAAGACGGTCATCCAGCTCGAGGATGACGAACCTGTCGAGTATTATGATTCCATTCGAGTGGTCGTGACGAACCTCATCGGTGATGAATATCTCAACGTCACCGACATCATATACTACGGCTACGAAGCACCGACCACGGTCAAGGACGGTACGACGCGCGCGGTGACGACGATCTCTCAATTAGGCACGGTGAACCACCATGACACCTACTACGGCGGTCACCACCTTCGAGCGAACAAGTGGGTGGAGTTGGACACGAGTCTTCTAGGCACGAACACGTCGAACATTATCGACACGAGTGGTTACAACAGAGTCACGTGGACTGAAGGTTTACCTGTGTACTCAAACGACGAAAGAGCTTTGCGATGCTCTGTGTACACGTCCGGCTCGGAACAGAGACTGAAAGTTCAAAACCTCGACCACGGCGGTGGTAATTGGGTACACAGCATCAGTTTCTGGTGGTTGATGGAAGAGTTCGGGACCGGTTTGACGACGCGCATCGCCATCATCCATGGAACCACGGGCACAAACGGTGAGATGTGTTGGATCGGTGCACAAGAAGACGGTGCGAATCCGTATTGGTCCATCTCGACGGGTGGTGCCGCCGCGCGAAATAACTATCTGAGCCCAAAACCCGAAAAGGGTCGATGGTACCACATCGTCGGTGTGTGGGCCGGTGGTACCTACCCGGGTGGGATGATCATGTACGTGAACGGCGAACGTTTGACGGCCACGTCGACGGTCACGACCGTTGGGACGCTCAACCTGCCGACGTCCGACACGATGATCATCGGTAACTGGAGTTCCACCGAACCGGCACCGGGTTTGTATTCACGCATCACGGTGTACAACACGGCGCTCTTCGATCACGAGGTGAAGGAGCTTTACCAGATGGGTCGGATGACGCGACGCGTCACCGTCCCAGAAGACGGGTTGACCATCGGGCGAAGCAAAGACAACGTCGCGAACATCGGGAAACTCGAAGTTTTCGGTGTGAGTTACCTCCAACAGTTGATGTACGAGACGTACCACGTGAGTCTTTTTAGAACGAGTGTTCAGGACATCACTTCTACGTCTGCTGTCATACCGTTTACGGTAAGTGCGGCTTGGTCTGCTGGGAACTCCTCTCTCTGGGACGGCACTAATAATTTTTATAGAGTCCCCGTGACCGGTCTTTATAACATCACCATGCAATGCATGTCTTTCGGATACAGTGGATACAACTATGTGTTGTTGCAGTGCTTCGATCACAACAACAATGATATGGGTCAGTTCGTTGGTTCAATGGAGACGAACGACAGTGGATACAAACAACAATATTTCCATAAAGTCCTTCCATTACGTGCCGGTTGGGCGGTGCGGTTTACGCTGACTATTTCCAATCGTACATCAAATGATCATTACATCAATCTTCACGCTGATTGGGGCAACGCCAGTTTCACCCTCCTTTCCGTGCTCCCACCCTAATTTTAAAATCTTCACAAATTGATATAGATGGACTTCATCGGTCTCAGTGACTTGCGAAACATCTCCGACGACCGGGTGAAATTCGACGAACGTCAGGTCACGGACGCCGTTCGCACGCTCCTCAAATTGAACCCGCAGCGGTACACGAAGGAGCAGGGTGACATTTCAGTGGACGAGGCCGGTTTGGTCGTCCAGGAGCTGTGGTACGACGCCCCGGAGTTGCGATACCTCATGACCGTCCCTGGGGACGCCGATCCGTCCCCCACGCGTCCACCGAAGACAGACGACCCGTCGGTGGATCCCTCGTACGAGTCCTGGGGCACGTCCCTGGCGAGCATGCGTTACCAACCCCTCTTGGCCTACCTCATCCGCGCGATTCGCGAGCAGCACGTGGTGAAGCGTTTGGTGACCGACGGGGTTGACTGCACCAATTTGTTGGTTCGCCCGATCGACGGCGGTCGGGACGTCGCCCTCTCGAACGTCGCGCACGACGGGGCGGTCATCGGCGTCGTCAGCGACAAGGAGGTGTACACCGTCGACCGGGAGGTGGTCGTGGACTCCACGGGCGAGACCTACGTGTGGGTCACGGACGAGGGTGGACACTTGCACGCGGGTGATTTGGTGGCGTCTTCGAACGTCCCTGGGTACGCCATGCGCCAGGGAGAGGACGACGTGGTGCACTCGTACACGGCGGCGAGGGTGTTGATGGACTGTGACTTCACCCAGCCCACCAAGCACCGCAAGATCGTCTCGAAGACGCTCCAACCGTACACGACCTGGACGAAGACCATTTACCGACCGGTGACGGCCAACACACCACCGGGCGAGGTGGAGACCATCACGGAGACGTATTACGAGAGACGCACGCGGCGGGAGGTGACGCCGCACGCCTTCACGGGCATCATGCCCCAGTGGGAGGAGGTCCTGTACACCAAGAACAACCGCTTGGTGATCGACGCCAACGCGTACGAGTTCCTACCGGCGTCCGAGAAGCACAACTACGTCGAGCAGGAGGACGGGACGTACGTGAACGACAACGCCATCTTCCTCACTCAGGATGAGTGGGCGTCCCTGACGCTCGAGGAGCAGGAACCATACAGGAAAGGGTACTACGTGTACGACGTGGAGGAACGATCCGAACCGACGGAGGGTTTCGTGGAATTCACCCGCCAGGTGGAGAAGTGGAAGGTTGTTCACCGTTCGCAGGTACCCAGGGAGGGGTATGTGATCACCAACGAGCAAAAGATGCAATCGGTCATGGATGCCAACGGTCGATTGCAGTGGGTGGACGACCCAGACCCGGAGGCCCAGGATCCACTGTACCCCATCCGCTACCTGACGCAGACCGGTGAGCAGGTCACCCGTCTCAACGCGGTTCGCACGGCCGCCCTCCTGCCTTGTGTTTTAGTGGCTTAGAAATATTTTGTAAGTGTAACATATAACAGACATGAGCGGTGGAGTCGCCCAGCTTTTGGCTCTCGGCCAACAAGATACTCACATCGTGGGTAATCCAGAAATCTCATTTTTTAGAAGTTCGTTCCGCAGACACACGAATTTCGCGCAAACTGTCGAGCGCCAAACCATCCAAGGCAACGTGACCGCGGGTGGCATCAGCACCATCCGATTGGAGCGAAAGGGTGACTTGTGCTCGTACATGTACTTGATGCCGATCGACACGAGCGGCCCGAAGGCGAACGTGTCCATCTCGGACTGGTCCACGTGCATCGATTACGTCGAATTGTTGATCGGCGGCACCGTCGTGGACAAGCAAACGTCGGAGTTCGTCCAACACATCGCCCCGCGTTTGTTGGCGCCGAACATGTCCAAGAGCCGTTTGGGCAACATCTACGGTGGCACGACCAACTCCTCCTTCTACCCGCTCCGCTTCTTTTTCAACGAATCGTGGCAGACCGCCCTCAACTTGGTTGGTTTGCAGTACCACGACGTGGAGATTCGCATCCGGTGGGCCAACGACGCGGCCGCGGCGGCGTCCAAGTGGGAGGCCTACGCCAACTTCATCTTCCTCGACGAGGCCGAGCGCTCCTACTTCGCGTCCGGGGAGACCCAAGACGTGATGGTGTACCAAGTCCAAGAGGCCATCCCGTCCAACGGTAAGATGCAAGAGCTCAACTTCAACCACCCGGTGAAGTTCCTCGCGGCGACGTCGACGTCGGCGGTGTCCATCTTGGGTGAGACCAACAAGGTGAAGTTGCAAATCAACGGCACGGACGTCAGCGATTTCAAGTTCGCCCGCCCGAACTACACGCAGATCCCGCTCTACTACCACATTCCGTTCGCCGATCGCATCGACGCCACGGACGAGGGCAAGCTCTTCGTGTACCCGTTCTGCCTCGAATCGAGCAAGACCCAGAGCACGGGCAGCCTCAACTTCAGCCGCTTGGACTCCGCTCGATTGGTGTCCGAGACGGCGAACTCCGCGCAAAAGATTTACGCCGTCAACTACAACATCCTTCGCTACGCCAAGGGTCTCGGCGCTCTCTTGTACGCGAACTAAAAATCTACATATATTACAACCCATGAACTTTTGGACCCTCGTGGCCTTTGCCGCGATCATCTTTGTCATCATGTACGACCCGAAGTCGGGGAAGATTGAGAAATACATCGAACGACCGGTCGACGCCAAGGCTCGATCGAACGAGCGATCCCGTCCGTGTGAGCACAATCACTACGACGCGGTGCAATTCGGTCGGTCGGCGTTCGATTGTCCCCAAAACACCAGGGCAAAGATGGGCGCGATTATAGCAGCTTAAAAAGAAGACGTGATCTTTCAGTACAATGATTGCGATGAACCGCGATGTCATGACTACCGTGGCGGTGATCGCCGCCCTCGCGATGTGCATCTACCTCTTCCGGGAGTTGACCAAGGCCAAGGAGGACGTGGAGTCCCTCAAGGGTGTGAGCACCAAACTCATGCAGGTGGTGTCCGAACCGCCGAAGAGGATGATGATGATGCCGCCGAGACCGCCGCCGAGAGCGCCGCCGAAGCAAGAAGAACCGTCGGACGAAGCAGACGAAGAGGAACCGGTACCGATCGCGCGGAACACGAGTGAAAATTAAAAGTCCGCAGATATCAGGAATTGTGAAATGCACAATGAAAAAATACAAAGCGATAAGCATTGTTGTGTCGCTCGCTGACGAACAACCGAGGTTTTTGACCGTCAGGGATCGACGATTCAAGGATTGGATCTTCGTCACCGGCGGGTGCAGGAGGAGGGAAGTGTTCACTCCCATAAGGACGGCCCTTAGGGAGTTGGAGGAGGAGACCAGGGGGGTGGTCACCCTCACGAGTGGGGAGTACACGGACTACGTGTTCAGTGTGCAAGACGGACCGACGGAGTTGGTCTATCACGTCTTTTGTTTCTTCGTGGACTACTCCAGGGATGAACAGGAGCGACAGATCAAACGCTTCGTCGACGAGAAAAACAAGATGAACCTTAAGAAAATCAATAAAGAACCGGGTGTCAAACGGACGTGGGACGAGAACGATTTCATGTCGTGGGACACCCTGAGCGAGTACACGGCCAGGACGAAGCGGTGGGACTTGATCACCGATCACGTGATCGACAACCCCGAATTCGAGGCGTGTGTGAGTTCGACCGTTAGAAAAAAATTCAGCATGAATAGATGAAATCGAAAGCGTACATTTTAATGCAAATCAAAGATCTTCTCATACGCAATCGACAACTCACCGAAGAGGAGGCGGACAAACAGGCGGAGGACCTTAAGGATAAGACTGTTTATGAACTCCTCGTCTTAAAAAAGGAATACAGCACCCCGCTCGATTACCCAGACGTCAGTACCACGCGCTGGTTTAGAGGGGAAATGCGATTTGAAGACCAGGAGTGGTGAGACATGTTCCGTCAGTGGTGTCAACAGAATGGCTTTATGCACGCGCGCGCTCTTTCGCACGTACTCATGGACGGTGGTGTCCTGAGTGTCCCGTCCGAAAAAGCAGTGCACGAGATGTACGAGAAGATGTGCGAGTCCGTGCTCGCCGGGGAGGAGGTCTTCGTCGTCGAACAGAAGACCTCGCCCACCTACAACTTTTTCATGGATCTCGACTACAAGGCTGAGAAGGCCCTGACGGTGGAGGAGATTCAGGCCTACGCCGGGACGATCGTCAAGAAGCTGGCCCGGTACGGGGCCAAGGATTGCCTCGTGTGCGTGGCCCCGCCCAAGGAGGTCGGGGGTGGGCTCACGAAGACCGGCATCCACCTCAACTTCCCCGAGTTCGTCGTCAACCAGGAGAGCGCCTTGGCCCTCAGGGAGCACGCCCTCGTCGCCCTGTACACGGAGTACGGTGGGGTGGTGGATTGGAACACCGTCGTCGACGTCGCCGTGTACGGATCCCTGGGGCGGACGAAGGGTTCGGGCTTTCGCATGCCGTGGTCATCCAAGCGAGAGAAACACTTGACGTGCGGTGGTGCCGGGTGCGATGGGTGCATCAAAGGCCGGGTGAGCCAGATGCCCTACCTCCCCCTCTTCATCTATAAGATGGGTCCGGTGTTCCACTTGGTCAATAAGGTGGACCCGACACCCAGCGTGGACATCCTGTGGAAGGCCACCGTGCGCACGTCACGTGAAGATTTCGTCAAGGTGGAGAGTCCGACGCCCTTGGACAGGGAGAACGCGTTCGGTGGGTTGGTCGTCAAGGACGAGGTGGAGAGCAGCGAGGCCGTGCAGGGGTTGGAGAGGTTCGTGCAAGCCCACCTCCCCGGCCAGGGGAACGCCACCATCCTTAAGGTGTTCCGTCTCAAGAAGACCATCATCGCCACCACGAATTCAAAATACTGCGAAAACCTCGGTCGAGGACACGGGAGCAATCACGTGTACTTTATGTGCATAGGGGACGTCGTGTACCAACGGTGTCACTGCACGTGCGAGACCTTGGCTGGGAGGAAGGATGGGTTCTGTAAGGACTTCTCCGGGGAGCATCACAGGATGCCTGAGACCCTCGTGAAGTTGTTGTACGAGAACGAAGAGCGACCGGCGTCACCCAAACCGCCAACCTTGGGTGGTGGATCGTCGGAGGCGGCGGCACCCGCGGTGGATGAGTCCCTAAAGACGGACGTCCAGGATTTCATAAGGAAGCGCTTTAAGGGTCACGAGAAGACGTGCGTCATGAAAATCACGAGCAACAAGGGGAAGACCAAACACGTGGTGACGACGAACGTCGGGCAGTTCATCATCAACGGTGAGGTGTGCGGGCCGAAGACGGGCGGCGGGGACCAGTACAGGATCCCACCCCTTTTGTACCGACGGTTGAAAAAAAAATAAACACCAAACGTAGATGACGACCGTGTTCGTCGCGGCCGCGGCTTGCGTGTTGTACATAGTGGCCACGTCGACCGAACCCACCATCACCGGAGACACCGTCCTCGCCGATCACGTGAAGGAGGCGCACGCCTTCTCCGGGGCCAACCCCGAGGAGTACAGGATGTTCCTCAAAAACTTGGACTCATGCACCACCCACCTGAACGCCGGGAACGTGGACTCCGCGGCGTGGCACCTTTATACCGCCCTAGACAACCTTCAGACCCTCCCTTGTCATAACCACTACGGCATAAGCGATGACGTCGACGCCATCTCCCAAAAAATAGGCAAACACGTGGAGCGAACCATCCTTCGAGAGGCCATAAGGCAAAATGTGCGCTTCTTTCCAAGGTACTTAAACGATTAGTCCCTTTGTACTGCAAGGAAGGGACCATGGCGATCACGAGAACCCGAAGCGGCCGAACCATCAAGAAACCCGAAGCCATCTACGTGCCGGACGAAGAGGTCGTCGACGACTTTTCGGACGGGGAACACTCGGATGATTTCGGAAGCGACATCGACACCGACGAGGAGTACACGTCCGATGACGAGGACGAGGGTGAGGACGACCCGATGGACGCCGACGAGGATGGGAACTTGAAGGACTTCATCGATGACGAGGAATTAGCCAGCGATGAAGACGAGGACTACGAAGGGAGCGACGAAGAGGAGGAGGACGATGACGATTACGACGACGAGGAGGAAGAAGAAGCTTAAAGCCAAACTCTAATATGTAATTAGGATGGAAACCGACATCGGCGAACCCATAGATTATCATCACCAAAACACCCACCCAGTCTCGTCCCCGGAGGAGCAGCAGCACCAACACCACCAGTACCAACCACCGAATGAGGAGTTCTATATGCAACCACCACCTCAAATGCTTTATGCTCCACCTCCTCCGTCGGTTCAGGATCCTTCCACAGGAGGTGGCGGCTTCGATCTCACCCAACTGAACAAGACCACGTACATCGTCGTCGCGGTGGCGTTCATATTGGGGTTCTTCATAGGCACGGCTGGTAAAACACAGCCCATACTGCTTAGGTATTCGTAATCTCATATCCATACATCCAATGCGTCTCCGGAACCGGATCATACGCCGTGAACTTGCCGATGTTACCAACCTTACGCTCGTCGAAATAGGCCCGCCCCACCACGAGTGGGTCGGTCCTGTTCGCCTCCAAGACATCCGTCGCGGAGTCAGACGACGCCTTCCTGGTTGGCAACTCGAGTTTCTCACCGTGATAAAACAACGCGACGAAAACGATCACTATGGTGACGATGTTTAGAACGACACTCGCGACGCTCATTATTACAAGATTAAGATAAATTATTCCGCCTCGGCCTCCTTCTTCTCGCGCGCGATGCGGCGCTCCTCGATCTCAGCCTTGATGATCTCGTCGGCTTCCTTGATGAGGTCCTCCATCGGCGTGTCCTCGCCGCGGGTCTTCTTGAGTTCCTCGATGACTTCGGACGGGTGTCGGATCGGGGCCTCGTCCTCCTTGGTGTAGTAGGCGCTGTTCTCATCGGACGCCTTCAAGTAGTTCCCGTCGGTCTTCTTCGCCATGTCCCTCTTGCGTTCTTCGAACATGCGAGCGGCTTGGGCTTGGTTCTCTTTGTAGGACGAGATCAACTCCTCGAGTCGGTCGTCGGCGTAGTGCGTGTCCACGTTCTCCATGACTTCCTTGCTCGGGGGCAGGCACCAACGGTACATGTCCATGACCCAGATGTCGAAGGTGGCGTCATCCTTTTGGAGCCTCTTCGCGTGGCTCGCCGCCTCGTCCTTGGTGGCGAAGCAACCCCTGATCTTGAAGCCTACCTGGTCACACCTTTGGGGCATGTCCGGGCCGACGAAGGAGATGACACAGAAGTTCTGGCCGGGAACGGTGACATAGTCGGGTTCGAGCTCAGCTGGCGACGCCATTATATAAGACATTCTTGGGAAATCTTTAAGCTTAAAAAGAATGCACCCTAGGTTGATAGGATGTCGTCCTTCTGGTCAAGCCAACCCGTGCCTAAAGAAGGCGATGCGAACGGTGCTTTAAAGAAAGACTTCGAGGTGGTGCACACATCCGTGCCTTTGCCACCGGGATACGCGTGGACCACGACGCTCGACGCCCACCAAGTGAGAAATCTCCTGCATCATCACTACGTCGGGGACGACTGGCGTCTGGACTACCCGGTGTCCACGCTGAAGTGGGCCCTGCACAAAGACGTCGAGTGGAACACGGGCATAAAGGACGACACCGGCAAGTTGGTCGGGTTCATCTGTGGATGGCCGTTCCGCCAGAGATGTGGGAAAGAGGAATTCAAGTGTTTGGAGTCCGACTTCTTGTGTGTGCACAACAAACACAGGGACAAAGGTCTCGCACCCCTGCTCATTCGCGAGCTCGCCCGAAAGGCGTACATCCATGGCATCTTCCAAGCCGTCGCGACGTCCGAAGGGAAGCTTCCGACCATCAAACCTTTCGCGAAGACCACGTCGTGGCAACGACCCCTCGACGTGAAAGCCCTGGAGAGGTTGGGGTACTACAAGAGCGATCGTAAAAATTCAAACGTGTTCAAAGTGTCCGGTCGATCCATGCTTCGCCGGGCCACCGAGGAGGACATCCCGCGGGTGATGGACATCCTCAACCGGTACTTTGCCAGTCACGAGGTGGCACCCGTGGCGAACGAATCGTACGTCCGACGAATGTTGGAGATGCACACCTTCATCGACGACGACGAGGACAAGTTGGTCTCCTTTTATGAAGTCCTCAACAGGAACATTCACACCAACGCATCCGTGCGCACGGCGTACGCCTACCAAATCATCAACGCGTGGGACGACGCCATCGTCTTGGCCAACAACCTCAAGTTCGAGGTGTTCCTGACCCTGAACGTTCGAGTCGGCGAGGACACCCTTCGACGTCTCAAGTTCATCCAGACCTCCGAAGGTCCGTCCTATTACATGTACAATTACGCCATGCCACAGATGACCCCCAAGGAGTGTGCGATTGTTTTAGTGTAAAAACTTGTAACGCCATGACAGATGCTCATCCACGGCGATTGCCTCGTGGAGTTGGCTCACGTCCCCGACCACTCGGTCGACCTCATATGCACCGACCTCCCCTATGGACTCACCGAATGCAAGTGGGACACCCCGATCGATCTCGACGTCTTGTGGGGCCACTACGACAGGGTGCTCAAACCCTACGGCACGGTGGTCCTCTTCGCCCAACAACCCTTCACCTCCAGATTGGTGCAATCGAAGGTGGACATGTTCAAGTACGCCTTGGTTTGGAAGAAATCGAAACCGGGCAATTTCGCCCAAGCCCCGTACCGTTTTTTGTGCGAACACGAGGACATCCTCGTCTTCACCCGGGGTGGGACCGCCGCGAACGCCAAACACCCGATGACGTACAACCCCCAAGGCACGGTGTCTTGCCACAAGGTGTGTCACGGGAAGACGGGTGCCTCGGAGCATCGTCAACGGAGGAAACCGCAAGAGAAATATTTACAGACGACCACAAACTACCCTCGAAGCATCTTGGAGTTCCCGAACGAGACCAAGACCGTGCACGCGACGCAAAAACCGTTGGCGTTGGTGGAGTATCTGGTGAAGACCTTCAGCAACGAGGGGGACACGGTGTTGGACAGTTGCATGGGTTCGGGCACGTGTGGGGTGGCGTGCGCGAGGACGGGTCGCCTGTTCCACGGCGTGGAGGCGAACGAGGACATCTTCCGCGCGGCGAAAGAAAGGATCGTCTCTAGTACGGATACTTCCTGACCCACACGTTGGCGATGTACTTCGTGCCCTTGGTCACGGGTTCCCCGCAGTGGAGGGATTTCCCACACACTAACTCGTAGTTGTCGAGGTTGTGGAAGAAGAGGACGTCACCCTTGCCGAGGCGGTACGTCTTGTCGAGGCGGGGGAAGTGGGTGGAACCACCTTCATATTCACTCTCATCGTTCAAACCGATGATGAAAGTGTACATCCGGTGATTCCTGTCCCCTTCGAACGCGTCTTGGTGTGGTTTGTAAAACCCACCGGGGGTGTACTTGAGCACGCTCAACATTTCGACGTTTTGGATCGGTCGATCGGTGTACTTGAGACACTTCGACATGACGCGCTTGATGACCGGGTCCGTCCGAGGGTCCAACCACGCGGTGTGACTCTGTCGGGTCTTTTGGTCGAGAATCTTGTTTTGAGCCACCGTGGACGGCTTGAACTTTTTCTCCGCCTGCGCGAGGATGTGATCGCACTCCTCGTCGGTGACCAAGTCCTCGATGACCACCGGTTCGACGTACCTCGGGATGAGCAAAAAGATGAAAATGATTTGGGCGAGGAGAAGGTAGGTGAGCATCGTCTATTTTGGACACAGAATTTTTTTACAATTGCTCTAGCATCCTAGGGGTGACACAGTTGTACCGCGTCCATATCTTTTGTATCTCCCCGTTCGTGTAATCGATCAACTTCACGATGTTCTGCACGATCTCTTCCCTGCTCTCGGGCTCGACGATGTACTGCCGGAGCATGTCCCCACCGGTGTCCGTGCACATTCGAATGATGAAGGATATGTCCCGACACTTGCTCACGTACTTGTCCCTCCTCTGAAGCTCGCGTTTGAACTTTTCCTCGTTCAAGTGGTTGAGGAGGTAGGACATCCGCAACCGTCGGTTCTCCACGAGCTCTCTGTTGTAATCGGTGTTCATGTCGTACCGCCACTGCAACTGGTACTCAAAGTCCGACAGCTGCAGGCGGAAGGCCAACAGACGTATGTCCGCGGGTATGGATCGAAGTTCCCTGTACGTCGGAATCCCACCGCACGGAATGTCCCCGTGTTCCCTCGACCGCGTCTGCCCGCCCGCGTTCTTGAAGGCGATGAAATGGGGGTTGTGAATGCGACCGGTCCTATCCACCGCCCCCGTGCGCCAGTCCCACGCGGTGTGACACGACGGGTTCGTGCACCACATCTGCGAACACCCCTCCGTGCGCTGCACGCGCCACCCACACCCCGGGCACGGACGAGTCTCCTTGTTCAGGAGGGCCATCGTCTTCACGTCCTCCGGGTCGCACTCGTGGTCGTCGCTCGCCAGACCCATGCACTTGTCGCAGTACTGCGTCGAACACAGCGTGCAAAACCAGTCGTCGTTCAGTTGGCCCTTGCACTCGCTCCCGGGGCACGGGTGGGTGAATTGATCAGTCTTGGTGAGGTCGGGGCCGTCCCTCCGCAGTTGTCGTATCGTGTCCAAGGTTTCCCCGACGTCCCTAAAGACTTCCCCGAGGGGGGTGTTGGCGAACTCGGTCTCGATCAACTGCACCCGTCGAAAGTGTGGGACGTGGAGGATGTTGTACTGGGCGTAGAGTTCGAAGAGGAGGTCTTGCTTTTGGTACAAACCTTCGAGGAGTTTGTTGATCCTGTTCATGTTCTCGATGTCCAGTTGGGTCTCTCCGAGGCGAGCCTTCTCGCGCTCGAACAGCACGGTCTCTCGGTGTTTCCTGTACTCGGTGTTTCGAAAGGACTTGCTGCACCACGTGTCCACGAACTCACGATCCCACGCGTGGTGACACCCCATGCACTGGGCGTCGGCCACGATCGAGAGCAAGTACGTCTGCGCGCACTTGCGACACGTGAGCAAATCGCAGAACCCGCATTTCACCGGGACGCGAAAGGTTTTGTTGTGGGGTTCACAACACACATCACACGTACTGTCAGCCATGGAAAGCTTTCATTGGAAAACTTTAAGCGAGTCCGTGGGATGGGTGCATTTTATACGTTCACGCCTTGACGACGTAGTTCTTAAGGAAGTAGAAGCAGACCGCGGCGAAGAGACCGGTGGAGACGACACCGACCGTGGAGCGACCGCCCTGTTCGGTGAGGAACTTGGGGATGGTCGTCGCCATCTTCTCTTGGACGCCCTTGCTCACGGCGATGGTGGCGCACACGCCGGCCAAAAGGGCGATCATCTGATCATCCGTCAAGTTCATCGGATTCTTCGACGCCGGGGCTTGTTGTTGTTGTTGGGCAGGCATCATCTGCGGGCCCATCGCGTGTTGCGGGGCTTGGTGCATAAGGGATTGCATTCTACCGCCTTGTTGGTCGGTCATCACCGGCGGTTCCATGGAGGCGAATTCGCCACCGGCGCCCATGCCGGCGCCCATGTCCATCACGTCAGCAATCGGGGTGCTGTCCATCGTCGTAGTATTCTGCTGGATGGCAATATTTTTTTCCTGCGCGACGAACGCCGTGGTGGACGCGCGCTCGTCTTGCTGCTGCGGTGGCGGTGGCGGTGGTGGCGGTGCGGACAGGGGGACGTACGACGAACCGTCGTCCGCGAGATTCACTGCACTAATATCCGTCGACATCTTCTGGTCCTAGCTCTGGTTTTTTAAATCTTCTGAGGACGCATCATCACGAACGCTTCGTCACCGTGACTCCCCCCGTTCGCTTCTTCGCCGCGGCCTTGTCCTCCTTCTCGTTCGCCTCGTAATATTTCGGGTTGTACAACTTTTTGTTCATCCTCCACAGGGCTGGTGACCCCACCCTGAAGTTTTTCCTTAAGGCGGCCTTGTACCAAAACACACAGTCCTGTATCCTGTTCGATTTCACCGTGTTGTCTAAGACGAGACATTCGTAGTTTTCTGTGCACGCATCCATGACGGCATTGAACGACTGAAACGTTGGGAAAATTCCAAAGAAATTCTTGTAAAGACGCTCTCTGTTTTGGGTGATGTTTTCGCGTAGGACGAAAATGTAGTCGGCGTTCGCGCGGAGGGCGGGTGGAAGGTCCATAGAGTACTGAAGGCTGAGCATAAACAAAATCTTCCAATGTCTACCATTCATAAAGCACTGCCTGATCACGGTGTCCTTGAGGAATTTGTTGTCGTACATGCAATCGTCGAGGAGCATGAAGGCTGGAGAGTCGTGTCCCTTGTGAATGAGCTTGCGCTGGCGAGCCATCACCCGCTCGATGGCCTCCTTGTCGTAGTCGCCGTAGATGCAGATCGGGGCCACAAAGTTTTCGTAGAAGTGGTTCCCTTCCTCTGTTCCAGAACACACGATCCCGGCACCGATGTGTCGGTGATAGTACATGATGTCCTTGATGAGCGTGGACTTCCCTGTGTTGCGTTTCCCGATGAAGATGCACACGCGGTCGCTGGACATGGTCTCTGGGCGGAACTTTCTGAGCTGGAGATTCATGTCAACCTGAAATAGGCATTGTGTTTTTTTTCTTAAAATTTTCGGCGTTTTATTACAGATGTCTGGACGGCTCACGTTGGCCGCCACCGGCAAGATGGATGAGTGGCTCACCAAGTCACCCGTCTACAGTCACTTCCTCACCCGGTTTAAGCGTCACACGAAATTTTCGGTGGAACAGAAGGAACACACCTTCGACGGCACGATCGATTGGGGGAAGGAGGTCACCGTGCAGATACCCAACTCCTCAGGGGATATGATCCGCAAGATGACCCTTCGCATCTCCCTGTGGGATCCAACCCCTGACTACCCCTACGCGGGACAGTCCACGGTGAACGACAACTTTTACCCACCGTCCGTGTGCACGCACATGATTGAGTATTGTGATTTAGTCATCGGTCAGCAGACCATCTCTCGCATCCGAGGGGAGTGGATCTACATGCAACAACAACTCTCGAGCACGAACGACGACGTCGAGCAGACCCAGTATTTCCTGAACGGCATGGGACAGTTCCTGAGGTACTCCGACGGGTACTACACCTACTACTTGGACCTCCCGTTCTTCTTCGACAAGAACCCAGCCCTGAGCATTCCCAACTTTGCCCTGACGAAGCAGCGGGTGAGCGTTCGGTTGAAGATCAGGCCCCTGGAGCAGATGATCTACGCCGGGTACCCCACCAACCTCGAACTGTCGGCGAGGATTCAAAACCTGTCCCTGAACTGCGAGATGGGATTCATCACCGACCAAGAGAAGGCGTACATGATGACTCGACCGATGAATTACGTCATCCAGACCTTGCACATGAGCGAGTTCAAGATGAAGCAGGGGGAGAACAAAAAGAGTGTGATGTTGAACTTCGACGGCCCGGTGAGGGACATGTACGTGGTGTCCCAGAGCGACAAGGACGTGGAGTGGAACATCCCGATCAACTTCAACACCATCAAGCGCCTTCGGTTGGAGCTCAACGGTGCGGTGGCCTTCGATTACGGCGCGAAGTACCTGACCTACGTCCACGCCCTTCGAAAGCGGGTGAACTGTCCGAGGGTCCTGGAGACGAGCACGGTGAACCCGAACACCCTCCAGGTCGAGGGAGTCACCCTGAACTCAGAGTTCGCCACGTACAGTTGGGCGAACGACCCGACGTCCTACCACTACAGCGGGGCGGTGAACTTTTCGAGAATCAGACACAAGTTGTTGACGGTGGAGATCACCCCGCAGTACGCAAACTACGACAACAAGACCCGGGTGTACGTGACGACGATGAACGTCTTGACCGTCTTCGGGGGTGTGGCCGGTTTAAAATTTTAGGGCGTACATAGTAGATGGCTGGAAGGATTCAACTCGAAGCACAGTCCAAGAGCGACCGTTTCTTCACACAGAAACCAGAGTTGAGTTTCTTTAATGAGCGCTTTAAGGCTGCGGGGCACTTCGCCTCGGAGACCTTGGAGATCGAAGCCGACAACGACAAGCCGGACTTTGGCAAGACGGTGCGATTCACCATCCCGACCGACGGCGGTGACTTGATCAGGTACCTCAGCGTTCGCGTGGTCCTTCCCGGGTTGGAAGGTCTGAACGGGTGGATCGAGAGCATCGGTCACTGCCTGTTCGAGTACGTGGACTTCATCATCGGGGGTACGGTGGTCCAACGCCTCACCACGGACTACCTCGGGTGTGTGTACGCCGAACACAGGACGACGCAAAGTCAACAGAGGGCCTTAGAGAAGCTGGTTGGCAAGTACCCCATAAGGAGTGCCGCCGACAGGGTCGGGTCCAAAAGGATCCTGTACCACTTGGGGAACGCCGCCCTCGACACGGACTTTGAGTACTACGTCGACTTGCCCTTCTGGTTCTCCCAATCCGAGTCCTTGGCCGTGCCTTTGTGTGCGATGCACATGCAGGAGGTGGAGGTGGAGGTGAAACTCAGAGACTATCGACCGTTGGTGTGCAACTACCAATCCATCGACGCCACCCGACCTGATCTGACCATAAAGCCGTCCATAAAGGAGTTGGTCCTCGCCGCGGAGATGGTCTACCTCGAGCCCGCGGAGGTCACCCGTTTGCAATCGCTCACCTTGGATTACGTGATCACCCAAACCCAAGAGCAAAAGTTTACCATCCGTTCGGACGAGGTCAACAAGCGCTTCTTCATGGGCCTTCGTCACCCGGTGTCGGAGTTGTATTTTTTCATCCAGCGGGACGATCTCGACCAGGAGCAAGAGTTTTGCAGTCCGTTGGATTACGACAACATCACCGTGGACCCGGCCACCCAATACGGCCGACTCTCATCCGACGGGCGTCTTCTATTGTACGAACACCTCGAACACTTGGAGTTGACGTTCGACGGGGAAAAGATTCTCAACGACAAGACGGGGCGGTGGTTGTTCTTAAAGTCGGCACAGAGTTCGTTACACCACTCCAAGTCACAAATCATAAGGAGGTTTTATAGTTATTCGTTCGCGCTCGAACCTGAGAACGGGGTCTATCCCAGTGGGTCCTTAAATATGGATCGCTATAAAGACCAGATCCTCGACGTGAAACTGAACCCGTCAAACTACAACAGAGAGCTTCGCGTGTTGGCGTTGAGTCACAACGTCCTTCGGGTGGAGGGGAATCACGCGAGAACTATTTTCACGGACAACTCTTAAGAAGGATGGAACAAGCAGCCATCGACATCATCACCCCAGTCTTAGAGACCAGTTTCATCCTGGCGAGCAAATACAGCAACGCGTGCGGTCGTTCGTACATGACTGCTCAAGACTTTGAATACGCCCTCAAGCACTGTGCGAGGCACACCGTGGGCAACCACGTGGGTTCGATCTTCCAGGGCGAGGACGGTGAGGACGAGGACGAGGAAGAAGACGAGGACGAAGACTTCGACGAGGACGACGTGGAGATCGTGGAGGAGGAGGAAGGGGCTTTCACCCGATACGACGGCGACGACGAAGCCTTCCTTAAGGTGAATGAATCCGTGGACACGTGGGATGAGTGGGAACCGTATTCGCCAGCAGAGCAACTCTTAAAATCTGCCATTGACAGTAATGAGCACTTCGTGGTCTGATGAAGAAGACCCGGAGGGGTGGAACGTCATCGAATGCTCTACATCCTTCAAGGTGGTCGAGAGCGATTCGTCGTCCTCGAGCGATGAAGAGGATGACGACGACGACGTGGTCCAACACGTCTTCTCCAGGAGCACCAATAAATCCCTCAAACCGCAAAAGTACAAAAAGATTTGTCAGGTTGAGGAACTTCTCCCAGAAGAGTAAACTTTTTTCTCACTTTGTATATATAAAACAACCATGTCCACGTCCGAACAAATTCGCATCGTGACCCAGGAGCTCGAAGGCCAATCCCTCAGCGCTTTGGTTGCCGGCTTCTCCTTCGCCGCCGCCATGTCGTGGATGGACGTCAGCCGATGGGTGATCTCTCGCGTCATCAAGGGTTCCCGCAACACGGGCATCCAGTACACGCTCACCGCTTTGATGACGACCCTCCTCAGCGTCCTCGTCTACTTGGTCGTCTCCAGCCTCAGCAAGCGTGTCAAGCGCCCGGAGCGCCCGATCTACGCCATCAGCCGCTAATCGACCAGATGAGGAGCATTCCCATCAGTAACACGAAAGCAATCGGAACATACTTTTTCCATTCATAGACGTGCACCTCCTTCTCAGGCAGGTCTATTGGTGGCGGTAAGTCCAAATCGTGCTCGACCTCTCGCGACGTCCCGGCGAGCTTGTCCGTGTTCCCCGTGATTTTCAACTTGAGGGCGTGATCCCTTCCCCTGAAATCGATGGGCACGAGCTTGTTGTTCTCCTTGTAGAAGAGTTGGATGCGCAGTTGAGAAATCTCTTTGTGTGACCCGAGCTTGAAGTCGTGCGTGACTACGTCGTCCGTCCCGGACAGGGTGATGTATTGCTCGGCGATCATCCCCGTGGACATGAACGTGCCGGTGTAGAAGGGGGTGTTCGTGTAGACGTCTTGGGCGAAATCCACAGCACCCGAACTCACCTTGACGACGTAGGTCTTCGGCCCACACTCGAAATCCACCTTACCCTCCAAGTCCAATCGACCGTTCTTTGACGTGACGTCCGTGGCGGCGAACCCGAGGACTTGGTTGGGGCACGTCCTCCCCATGACGTTGCTGTCCCACCCGTCCACGCCGGACTTGAAGAGGAGGGTGAAATCATTCGTGGACGCGGTGTTTTGGAACAACAGGCTCGATCGGGTGGATCGAAAACTCACGTTGTCTATGGTGACGATCCCGGCCGCGTTCAGGGCGTCCTGAACTTTCGTGGCCAGGGTGGAACCGTTGTTGATCTCTCTCGAGGTGATGTCCACGGCGTGCACGCCGGCGTCCGTGGCCGACCCCAAGATTTCCACGCTGAAGCGGCTGTTGTTGTCGTGGATGGCGGACTGGGACGTCGGTATGCGGGCGGACACGATCTCCAGACCGGTGACGTCGTATATGGGCGTCTTCAAGTCGACGACGTAACAGTTAGCCAAGGGCCACTCCGAGGTGTCCCTCTCGCCACTGTCGATGTCTAGGTAGTACACACTTCCCATTAGAATCAAGACAGAAAATTCTAATGAGGAGTTTCCCCCTGTGTGTCTTGGGTGGTGGTTTAGGCCACCGTGGAGAGGTTGTGGTTGAACGGGTTTTGGGCGAGTTGGTTCTTGGCGATGTCCAAGTTCCTCGATCTCGGGTCCTCGATCCCCTTGAACGCGTTGAACTTGTAGTAGTCGGCGTTCTTGACGTTCTGGAAGCGTCCACCCGGTTCGGCCGCGTTGAAGCGTCCGTCCACGCGGCTCTGGTCCAGGCGAACCGTCGTGAGGGCGCCACCCGCCTTGAGCGGTCCCTCGCGCACGTTCATCCTACCGGCACCGGAGAAGCGACCCTCTTTCTCGCGTCTGTCCTCCGGTCTGAAACCGTGGCGCATGAGGTTTTCGTTGGATCGATCTTGCATCGCGCTGACCGCGGCGCTGTTCACGTAGCCACCGTGGAAGTTGCTCACACCCGGAGCCGCGCCGTTGATGCGTTGGGCGTTGGCGTCCGTCTTGAAGCGCGTCGGGTTCTGGTACGGGGTCGCCGCCGGGATGAAACGCTTGGCCGGGGCCTTGTCCAACCCGTCGTTCCGCAAACCGGTCTGGGCGCGCGGGTTGATCTTCTTCGAGCGCTCGTGTTCGGCACGCGGGGTGAGCCCGGAGAACCCTTGGGCCCGTCCCCCGGCCATGGGCAGGCGTTCGGGCAAGTAAGCCGTCTTCTCCGGTCGGTTGTGTCCGATCTGCTGTTCGTTCACGCGGCGACCACCCAAGACGTCTCCACCCGCGTTGATGCGACCTGGGAGTTGGGTGAGTCTGTACTCGCCCGTGTTCACCGGGTACACGCGGAAGTCGGGCTGCTGGAAACCACCCGTGGCGACGACGTCGGGGCCGACGCCGAGACCTGGGCCCACTTGGACCTTTTCTACGCTACTGACATTGTTCATGATGCCTTGGTCGTACACTCGGTTCCTCATATTGAGGATCTCAGTGCCTGAAGAACGCTGCTGAGGAGCGATGACCGCGAAGCTCTCGACCTCGCGCTTCCTGCTTTCGATGAACGGGAGTCTCTCCTCGAAATCATCGTACGCCTCTTCCTCCTCTGGTTCATCGAGAAGCGGTGGGTTGTAGGAGACTTCCTCCCTCTCGACCTCCGGTTCCTTGGCGAGCCGCTTGCCTGCGAAGACAAGGCCCGCGATAGCCATGATGGACAACGGGTCTGCCATTATTACTACTACTAGGTGACAAATAAATTTTACTTCGGCGCGCCGTAACGCTCGAAGAAGAGATTGTTTTGGAGCTCCGATCGCGAGCTCGTCGGGTCGCTCGCCACGCGGAGCGGAAGCTTGCACGTGGTGTCCACGAGCGGGTAGAGGTTGCGCTCGTACGGGAGGACCACCTTCTTGTTGAAAGACGTCGTCGCTTGGGGTCGGAGCGAGTCGGAGACGTCGATCAAGTGGGCGGGTGCACCGCCTTGGGCCTTGTACGGCGCCGTGCCCCACACCTCCGTGCTCGGGCGGCAGTCACCGCAGTTCAACGAACTCGGTTTCGGGTACTCGAAGACAAAATCATCCGCCTTGTGTTCGGGCTTGGTGTCGGCATCCAAAGACAGAGAAAGTCCCGGTTGCAATTGATACGCCATGGTATTGTGGTCTGTAATAATTGAAGATATTTTTCCTAGCGCCTGTCGCTGGCGTCGTTCAACCCCCCGAAGGCTTCCAGTTGGACACCACGCATGTTCGGTGAGCACAACTCGGAGTCACCCCCGCGGCACGACGGTCCGTTCTTCCTACCGTAACACCACTCCGCGAACCCGACGGTGTCGCCTGGAATACTCGTGACCGGGACTGAGACGAACTGTCGAGCCGCGTGACGCTTGCGGTACTCCGGGAGGGCGGTGCGGGATCGAGCCGCACCGAAGCGGAAGGTGTCGTCCATGTAGGAGTTCACCATGGGCTTCACGCTCGGGTACCACGCCGCGCTGGGTCGGTTCGGGCGATCGGTGTAGTCCGTCATCAAGACGTTCCCCATCGGGTTCTCCTTGGTCGGGAGCTGCACGTCGTCGTGGCCGTCCTCGACGTGCGTCGGACGACCGTACGCCGGCTTGACCATGTCACTGGTGTGCATCAAGTACAAGACA